GACTCCTAATCATCCTACTAAAAGCCTTGTGTGCCAAGGATCTGTTCTTGCTTTTGTAGAACCATAGCAGCCATAGCCATTTGTTGCTCTTTGTTACCAGTACCTAAACCAACATTAATAGATACATCGTAGTTTGTTTTCCAGTTACGAGGATCTACATTCACATATTTACCACGCAGACGGATAACACGCTCTTTGTCTTGGTATTTGCATAACAAATGGAAGATACCAGCAAACAAATCCTTTACGCCTGTATCAGCAAAGATACGAGCAATCATTTCTAAACGGCCTGACCCAGCTTGTTGCATTGCTGCAATTGCTGTAGCAGTAGTGTTTTGTAAAATGTTTGCATCTAAACCTTGGCTAGTCTGAGTAACTCCAGAACGCTTCTGTAACACTTGATCCATGTAATCGAGCATTGGGAAAGACTGAGCAGCAGTAGGTGGAACAGTCAAAGCCTGTACTGCGCCTGGGGACTTCATCCGTACTACTCCATTAGGAGCAACGGTTAAGAGGTCATCCATGTTTACCTGACCATCAATTGCAGTCATTCTAGGCAAGTTGGTAAGGTACAAGTTATCCAAGATCTGACGAGTAATCGTAGACTTGATTAACTGGATGTCCATTGCACGATCAGCCAATGATTGACCAAAGAACTTGTGTGGCATTGGGATTGGGCAGATAGAAGCAAACGGAATATGGTCTACTTCTTCTTGATCCAAAATCTCTGACATAGCAGCATAAGTTACTTTTACTAACTCAGCCATGCCATCACCATCTATATCGGTACGGATATAGCACTCAAATACTTCAATGTCTTGCATTGTAGGATCTAATGACTGATTCTCATCAGGCATCTCTCCTGGCTCATAACGAGCTACACGCTCTGGTGTATAAGTTAAGTCGCTATACGATGGCAGCTTATCTACAATATCTTTAGAGTAACCAGCAGCAATCAGATCTGAACGACTCATTAGTACACGATGAGCGCAAAAACTAGCATCTTTAATATTCTTATCACGCTTAGAGATTAAGAACTCCTCTGGAGGAACGCACTCAATCTTGACACGCCCAGCTTCTTTTTTCTTTTTGATGGTTACATCATAGGAATAGATAGGCATACCCATCTGGTCAATAGCCACTTCATTAATGTTTTGGCTAACAACTTCCATCTGACCATCAGATAAAAGCATTGTTAATTCTTCAGCGTTTAGATTCTTATACTTTTCTTTAACAGGATCTTCGCTATCTTCCCACCAGTATTTAACAATGCCGTTCTTTTGCAAGAGCGCATCCTTAAACCAGTTGTGCATCAGGATAACGCCATCGTTATCTTGGAAAAAGACTAGGTTGCAATAATCAGTAGCCTGTTTAGCTGCTTCTTCATCACCTTGGGCTTTTGGCTCAAAGCGCACCAATTCGTCTGATTGAGTAAAGATACGCAGTAATTGTGGCAATGCACCATCAACTACTTCTGCTACTTCACCAGTAACAATAGATGAACGGCCTTCTACCTCATTGCCGTATGGCTCACGATTGTAGTAAGTCAGCGCTTTTCTACGAGCTTCACTTGTTTCGGTATCTACAAAGCCAATAGAGTTCTCTATCTCGCTATCTAATATACCTTTTAGTTTTCCATCATCCATTTATACGATCCATGAAGTTTTAACATCTAATGCCTTATCCCAGGTATAAGGCTTCTCATCTAATCCTACAGCCACATAACGCCAAGCATCCGCAGCATGGGAGTTTTGGTCATGTAATGGTTTATCACTAAACATCTTTGTATCAGGATCTACAGCATAGCGATAATGTCTTAACGCTTGTAATCCTTCTGAGCAACGATTGATGTCAAAATAGCAACGATTCATCAACATACGAGCAGCATTAATACCATCAGCAACACTCAGTTTAGGAGTAATCCTTACTGGTAATCCCATTGATTCAATAATCTCTTTTGTGCTACGCCCTGTCATATTCTTATGCTCTGCATCGTGTGGCAGCCAATGATCTCTATAACTGTAGCCTTTTTCTTTCAATAGGTTTACATAGAAATCTATTGTCTTTTGGCAATCTTGGTAGAAATCTATGATCCTTACCTCACCACCTGGCAATGTCTGGACAAACCAAATGCTTGTCATATCCGACCAACCTAAGTCCCAGAATGTAGACACAAGGATTGCTTTGTCTGCTGGAACATCTTTGATCCTAATTTCTTCCATTGCCTTACGCAGCTCTACAGCATATACAGCGCCATCTAATACTTGTCTTGTGTTGCCTTCCCATACATTGAGATAGGCATCCATATCTCGTTCTTTGAGATCTTCCATCTCTGTTCTGAGTACGCTTGGAAACCAAGGATTGTCAGACCAATTTACTTTTGCTACTTTTGCAAAGCTAGGAGGATTAACTACAAAGCGCTTATAGGTTTCATCTGTATCCAACTCTGGATTAAATGTTACCCAGATCTCTGATCCTTCTTTACGGATCGTAGGGATTAATACATCCCAAGAAGATTTAGATGTAGTTTGGGCTTCTTCTACCCAAGCTATATCTACACCCTCAAACGACTTAATTTTAGTAATGTTGTGCTTTAAACCAGCAAATAAGAACTCTGTCCCATTCGTACCAAAGATACTGGTGTTTTGTACAGTATAAAAATCTTCTAAGCCCATACCCTTAATCTGATCTGCAAGCAACGCATGAACCGAGTCTGAGATAGAGTTCTGGAACTCACGAGCACATAGCACTCTGATCTTCTTACTTCTACCTAATGCTAATAGCACCCTGGCAACTGTCCAAGACTTAGATGAGCCTCGCCCACCATAGACTATCTTCATCCTATGGGGTTCTAGCAAACACTCTAACTTCTCAGGGATCTCAATACTAAATGTGGTCATTCTGGCCGTTTAATAACGAACTCAATCTGACTAATCTCTATTGCATTGCCATCTGCACCACTAATCTCTGTAGCCTGTACAGCTTTGCCATCGACTCTATCTATTACTTCTTTGATCGCCCAAGGCTCACCCTGTTCAGCAGCATCTACTAGCTTTTGTGCAATTGTGCGTAACTTACGGCTATCTTCTTGAACCAAAGCTACTCTGAGCTGGTTGTAAAACAACTTACCCTTCTTGCCGTTCTGATTGCCTACTGGTGCTCCACCCTTATTAGTTGGAGCAACTTCTACATTGTTGTTTTCTAAAGCGTTTTCCATTCCATTCCCTATGGGTTGATGGTTGATGATGTTGCTATTCTACAACAGTTTTACCATTTAACCTTATTTGCCCAAAATGCTGCACTCATCTTGCCTTTAGCAATGTTGCTTGCATGACGAGCTTTAAATGATTTGTTTCTAGCACTACCCTCTGGACTACCTTTAACACCTTGCTGACCGAATCGAATTGTCTTTACCTTATCGCCTTCTTTAGCTACTACAACATGGCTTTTAGTAGGATGATTAGGAGTCTTTTTTGGTTTGTTGTATCCAGCTACACCTAATCTCTCGAATAGACCAGCAGCTTCCCTTACTCTCATTTCTTATAGCGAGCCATCTTGCTTGCTTCTGACATAGCGATAGCAATTGCTTGTTTAGGATTCTTTACGACCTTACCGCCCTTACCAGAATGTAGAGTACCTTCTTTGTACTCGCCCATGACCTTACCGATCTTGGCTTGCTTTTTGCTCATCTTCATACATTTCCTTTAGATCGTACTTACACCATATCAACGGAGCTTCTTCGCCATCTGCCATGCCTCTAGCAGTATGCTGTTGTATTTCTACCACATTGGCTTCTAGGTTACTTAAGCCATCTGTCATATTAGGGTAAACCCTAGACTGAAATCTTTTCTCGTTTGCTCTGCTGGCTTCTGTTTCACCATTGGCATCGTAGCCGTTTGAATCGTGGTCTAAGGCAATAAAAGTACCATCCCTATACCCTAGTGGCAAACCAACAGATTCGAGCCTCTTGGCTAGGTCTGTGTCCTCGTAACCCCATCCCCAATAAGTATTGGAATATCCGTTACAAGCTTCAAAGTGCCACTTCTTCATTAGTGCTACAGCAGCAAGGCCGTATCTTTGTGCTTTTACTGCTCTATCTGTTCCATGCCCTACTGGTCTTGTATCCATGCCATGCCAGATAATTCTGCTTGGCAAACTGGGTTCTGAGTAGTCTGCCCACATCGGCAAGTAATCTACATCGTGCAAACAAACATAATCTACAGTACCAGCGATTGCTGCATAAGCATGGTTTATAAGAGTTCCACGATTAAATGGGCTATCGTCTACTTGTTCTGCGATACAGAACAGAGGCTCTATATTAGTATTTCTACGGAAAAAACTAACTGTATGAGGAAGCATCTTAGCTAGATGCTGCTCTCGATCTCTATAGGGGATAATTATCCCTAATCTCACTTTTTCTTAGGCTTTGCCGTCTTAGCAGCTTGTTTAAAGTCTTTGGCGCTGGGAGCAGCTTTGCTACCAACTTTATTCATTTTCTCGCCAGATCCTTCAGCAATACGCTTTCTTTTATTATGGATATTGGAATAAAGACCCTGTTTCAATCTTCTTCCCTTTCGTATTCTTCTTCCATTTCCTCTTTGCCCATAGCTTCCCAGGCATCGCAGCCGTTGTTAGCATTACAAACAAAGTCGAAAATGTCGCAATGACCGCTACCTTTTGGTACTCCGCAGTCTGTTAGCTCGGTATTGAAATACTCACAAGCCTTGCATTTGCCTTCGCCATCCTTCTTAGATCCGTAATCAGCCGTTAAAATAGCCTTACGCATATTTCCACGATTGATTTCTGCATCCTGTGTAGATAATGGGCAAGAGCTTTTATCTTCTGCCAATAAGCCACCTTCTTCTTTTTCAGCCATTTTTGGCTTATCGCCAAGCAATCCGATCATAATGGTAGTTTTAGGTGGCTTCATATAATCTCACTAAATTTTGGGCAAAGTTTCCCTAGCCAAATTATAAATGTGTTTTGCGATCTGCACAAGATTTGCAGATAAATCGCTCATTCATGCCATTATTGTAAATTTCGTACATTCCTTCAGCCGTTGTCTTTTTTATCTTGCATTTTGAGCAAGTCCGAATAGTGTGCTGATTTTGTTTTTTTATCCAGTTCGTGCTGGAGTCGTTTTTTTGCATTATCTAAATCTACTTCTAGCCGATGAGGGGAAATTCTAAGAGCATGGGCTAATTGTCCTGTAGAAGCGTATGGATGGCTTACATAGCGCATTTTAAGAGTTCTACGCAGCTCTAATGGAAGATTCTTAATTGCCTGTTCTATGAGATCTCCATCTACATGGTCTGGCTCATAATGTGGCTCAGATTCAGCGTAGAGATTACCCAGCTCTGGAATGTAATTTTTCTCAAAACTACGGCAAGTAGTATCTGGCTGTGGAGCGACCACGCCATACGATACATACCACGCCCAGTTCTTAAGACGATCTTCCATAAATTGTCATATTAATTTAATAGAATTTATTGTATTATATTCAACATCTTAACGCAATAACCGAAAGCGCTTAATGAAAATCTGCAATAAATGCAATTTAAGCAAACAAATATCTGAGTTTGGAAGGCATAAAAAACAACCAGATGGCGTTAGGACTGTATGCAAAGAATGTAGAAAACAGGAGTCTTTTTTACATTACAAAGATATTGACAAACAAAAACATCTTTTAAATGCAATTAAAGCAAGAGCAAAAAATCAAGGCTTATCATTTAATTTGCAATATGATGACTTAACTCCTCCTAAAGTTTGCCCTGTTTTTAATGTAGAAATAAGCAGAATTAAACCGCACTCAAACAATTCTAAAAGGTTTTCTATATCAATAGATAGAATTATTCCAGAAAAAGGATATGTAAAAGATAATATCCAAATTATTAGTCAATTAGCAAATGTTATGAAACATGATGCCTCCATAGACGAACTAAAAATGTTTGCTCGTTGGGTTTTTAAGACTTACGGAGAATAAAAATTAAAATCTTACTCTTAGATATAGAAACCTCGCCCAATACCGCCCACGTATGGGGACTATGGCAGCAAAATGTATCCCTTAATCAACTTCTTGAATCATCTTACACTATGTGCTATTCAGCTAAATGGCTTGGTGATAAACAAATTTATTTTGATTCAGTTCAAAAAAGTGAACCTAAAGCTATGTTAGAAGGAATACATGGTTTGCTAGAAGATGCAGATGCAGTCGTTCACTACAATGGTACTAAGTTTGATATGCCAACTCTTAATAAAGAGTTCCTAGTGCATCACATGACACCACCACCACCAATAAAACAAATAGACTTGCTTAGAGTAGTTAAAAGCCAGTTTAGATTTCCAAGCAATAAATTAGACTATGTAGCGCAGCGCTTGGGTCTTGGTAAAAAGAACCACCATGAAGGCCATATACTTTGGATTAAGTGTATGAACAATGATAAAGCAGCTTGGAAGGTTATGGAGGAATACAACATCCAGGATGTAATACTTCTTGAAAAATTATACAAAAGGTTATTGCCTTGGATTAAGCAGCCTATTAATCAAGCGTTAATGAAGGATAGAAAAGGGTTTGTGTGTCCTACTTGTTCTAAGCCACATTTAGTTAGCAAAGGGTTAAGATATACAACTACTGGTGCATATCAGCGCTATCAATGTAAAGCCTGTGGCGCTTATTCTGTAGATACAAGATCTATAATTCCGCACTCAAAACTTAAACATTTAGCATGAGGCTTACACCAGAGGTAGTTAAAAACCTCTACGCATCTCTGTATTGTTGTTATCCATTTACTAAATGGAAGATGCCGTTGCCAGATGAGATTGAGTTTATAGTAACTCCAGATCCAGAAGTGATGGGAACTTATTTGCTAGATACTGGTGATGACTTTGCTCATACGATAACAATATCTTCTGCCAGGTGTGGGCATTACTACACTCTGTTAATTACCCTTTGCCATGAAGCGATCCACATGAGCTTTCATAGACAAAAAGGTGATAAATGGATGCAGCATGGTAAAGCCTTTAGAACCAGGTGCAAAATGGTAGGCCATGAGCTTGGTCTAGACCCATTAGAGCTTTAATGGTTGCTGCCCTCTACATTAGATTGATTGTGTAGCATAGATTTATACATTTGCGCTTGATCTTCTAAATCATGTATTAGTTTAAAAGTCCTATATAAGACTTCATTCTCATGCTGGGTCATTACTTTTCCAGTAAAGATGTCTACCAACTCATTAACAATTTTATTTGTTTCGTTCACTTATTTTCCTTTCCAAGTCTTTGATTGACTCGCTCCAACAACTCCTCACAGGTAATTCCCCATTTACTTTCAAAACCTCGGACACCCAACAAGTGAAGGCTATCATTTCCAAGCCTATGGTGTGTTGGGCAAAGTGGCAAGATAGGGGATGTAATCCGTTTAGCTCCATATCTCCTAACATGATGGAGTTCTGACGGAGTGCCTTCAAACCCAAGGACTTCGGAGCATAAAATACATCCGAGTTCTGCAATCTGGTTAAGGCGCTTCTTTTCATCTTTAGTTGCCACTATTGTGTAGCCCTGTCTATAGTACGATTAGTAGCCTCTTGGCTTCTCCATATTTCTATTCTGGCTTGAGCTGCTATCAATTGCCATTTTAGCTTTTCTTCTACTTCTACTGCTTCTTTTAGCCCTTGCAATAAATCTACATAATCATCTGTAGCGTAGGCTTCCATTTCTTTAGCAGCAATGCTAGATGCAGTAGATTCCATCATTAGCTTGCTTTTAGCAGATCGCAGATAGTTCTCTATATAAGTTCTATTTGCTTTGGCTGCTGCAAAGATACTTGATTGCTTGATGATAAACTCGACTGCTTTGTTCGGGCTAATTTCCATAATCTTTCCATTTCATCTTGTAGAACTAATCTAGCTTGCCATCCTCGCTTTTGCTGTACTAGGTCTAATTGTTTTCTGCGTTTATCTAAAGGCCAACTAAGTAACTCTCTAGCCTCACATTCATTTCTGTAGCTTTCTGACCATGTATCAATTGTGCCTTGCAAAATCTCCAAAATATTTATCCCTTGCTTCTTGTGCTACTAGATCAGCTAATTCTATATCTGCAAAACTTCCAAAGTTTGTTTCTTTTCCGTTTATAACAATTCTTACTCTATATTTTTTTATATCTTTTTTATAAGATACATTTTTATAGCCAAGTTTATTAGCTGTAGATAATTTTGCATTTTGTAAATTCTGCGTTGTATTTGCTTCTCTTAAATTTTCAATTGAATTGTTGTATTTGTTTCCGTCTACATGGTCTATTAATTTTGGCAAATATCCATGGTGATATAAAAAAATAAGTCTATGAGCCATGTAATTTTTATTATGAATACCAATAGATCTTGATTTTTTATTGATATTTCCAGCAATATTTCCAGCTTTTGCTTTTTTGCTTGTTGGCTTTAACCAATACAAATTACCATCTTTATACTCAAATAAAGAGTGTAATAATGTTTGTGATAGTGTAGAATTTTGTTCAGCCATGATAACTCCCAGAAGTTTGATTGGTTAGAAGCCTCAATGGTGTGCAAAACTGTTGAGGCTTTGTTTATTATAAACCTATAAATGCGCTTCTAGTTCTTTAATTTTATTGCTTATGCGCATACGCAAAGCAGCCCATCCTTCACCAGCATAAGGAGTTATTCCAATCTCATTGGCCTTTTTCATTGTTAGTTCTTCTGTTGCGTAAAATGGCAACTCAGGCCGTTTATTTACTTTTGGTTCTTCTATTACTATTTCATCCTCAAACCTATACTGCGATAACCAGGTACTTGCATGACAGATGAATTCCATCTCTGTATTCTTTGATTTCCAATAAGCAACATGGTTTGGCAAAGCCTTTAGCGCTTGTTGCTGCTCATCTTTTTTGAGAGCTTCAAACTTACGCTGGGCTACACGCTTACTTACTTTTCTTGGATACAGCGCCCAGAATGTTTCAAACATCATCTCTCCTTCACTAGAAATAATAGGTTATCACGCCATACGCATAAAAAGCAACTGCTACAGCTTCTACAAGAAACAATGGTATATCTCTTTGGTATATACCAGCAAACGCCCAGATACCACTACCTACAACTCCAAACCAAATATTAGATGGATAGACATTTATGCTTGTAAGGAATATCCCTATCAGACATAGTATTGTTCCTGTCCATTTAACAAGGGTCATTTCTCTTGTGCCTTTCTTAGTGCTTTGGCAGTAGCCAATACAATCCT